CACTACCGGTCCCGGAACAGAAAGATGGTTGGGTGTTCCGCTGGATTCGCACCTCTTCTCTGGGGCGTTCGGATAACACGAATGTCTCGCGCCAGATGCGTGAAGGCTGGGAGCCTGTGAAGGCAGAAGATCATCCTGAGTTGAAGATCATGTCTGACCTCAACTCCCAGTTCAAAGGCAATGTCGAAGTGGGTGGCTTGCTCCTTTGCAAGGCTCCCCTTGAGAAGATGCTGCAACGCCAGAAGTACTTCCAAGAAGTTTCTGACCGACAGATCGATGGTGTGGACCGCAGTTATCTGCGGGAGAATGATCCGCGTATGCCGCTCCTTAATCCGGAGCGTTCGACGCGCACCAGTTTCGGACGAGGTTAAATCCTTATCTTTCCACTTTTCGAGGTAATTTCAAATGGCTTCAGGAACTGATGTTACTAGCCCTTATGGGTTCCTGCCGATCAACCTCATCGGCGGTCAGGTATTTGCGGGTTCCACCCGTATGTACCCGATTCAGTACGGCTATGACACGAACATCTTCTACGGAGATTTCGTCAAAGTCGTGCGAGGTTCGGCTACTCGCGTTTCGATTGGTGCTGCCACCAATTCCAACGCGGTGACCGGCGTTTTCGTTGGTTGCTCCTACACCGATCCGGTGACCAAGGACAAGCGTTTCTCGCAGTACTACCCGGCTTCGACGCTGGCTGGTGATGCGTTGGCGTATGTCGTTGACGATCCGGACACTGTGTTCAAGGCTGCGGTCTGCTCTGCGACTACGGTCATGGCATCGGGCGCGTATGCGCTGGTCGGAACCAACCTTTCGGCTGTCGACAACACGGGTAATGTGAACACGGGCAATTCGAAGAACGCGATCCTCGCGCCTTCGGCTACGCCTGCGACCAGCATCCTCCCGCTGCGCTGCGTTGGCGTGGTCCCTGAGACTTCGCTTTCGTACACGGCGACGGGTTCGTCCTCCAGCACGACCCTTACCCTCACGGGTTCGGGCGCTCCGGCGGCTCTCCCGGTCGGCACGAGCGTGGCCTACTACGCATCGAACGGTCAGTTGATTGAGACTGGTTCGTTCCTCAGCGTGGCGGCTGCGGTCGGTGATACCTCGCTTACCCTGAACGCCGCTATCGCGGTGCCGGGTTCGGTGACGGCTATCCCCTCTGCTTCGACTGTTGTCTTCACGATCTACCGTGAGTTGTTGGTCAAACTCAATGTTCTGACCCACGGCTACTACAGTAGCGTCACTGCCTAAAGGAGTTCTGAGAAATGGCTATTTCACGCGCACAGATGCTGAAGGAACTCCTGCCGGGGCTTAACGCCCTGTTCGGCTTGGAGTACCAGAAGTACGAAGATGAGCATACCCTCATCTATGAGACCGAAAACTCCGAGAAGGCTTTCGAAGAGGAAGTCAAGTTGTCGGGCTTCGGCACGGCCCCTGTCAAGCAGGAAGGTCAGGCCATTGCCTACGACAACGCGCAGGAGGCTTGGACGGCTCGTTATAACCACGAGACGATCGCCATGGGGTTCTCGATCACTGAGGAGGCCATGGAGGACAATCTCTATGACCAACTCTCTGCTCGTTACACCAAGGCTCTCGCCCGTGGTATGGCGAACACCAAGCAGGTCAAGGCTGCGGCTCTGCTCAACAACGGTTTCACCACCTTCCAGTCGGGAGACGGTGTGACGCTGTTCAGCACGGCTCACCCCTTGGTCAGCGGTGGCACCAATGCCAACCGTCCGACCGTGGGTGCGGACCTCAACGAGACTTCCTTGGAAGACGCAATCATCTCGATTGCGAACTATGTGGACGAGCGCGGTCTCTTGATCGCCGCCCGTCCTCGTCGTCTCGTTGTGCCGTCGAACTTGATGTTCGTTGCCGAGCGCCTGATGGAGACCACTCTCCGCACGGCGACCGCCGACAACGACATCAACGCGATCCGCAACATGGGCGCTATCCCGGAAGGCTACGCTGTCAATCATTACCTGACTGACACGAACGCCTTCTTCATCATCACGGATGTCCCGAATGGTATGAAGCACTTCGTGCGTACCCCGCTCTCGACCTCCATGGATGGAGACTTTGATACCGGGAATGTCCGGTACAAGGCCCGTGAGCGTTACTCGTTTGGTGTCAGCGATCCGCTTGGCATCTACGGTTCGCCGGGTTCGACCTGATAGGGTCGGAATGGAAGGGGGGGCGAAAGCCCCCCTTTCTTTTTGTGCATGTGTAGTGTTTAATCGCACTACCGGGATAATTTAGCCTGCCAGACAGACCCGGCTGACGGTATGCAGACTGGCAGGCAACTCGCATACGAGGTTTAAACATGGCTAAGACTACTTTCTCTGGTCCGGTTGAGTCGGACAATGGTTTCATCGGCGCAGTGGTTGGCAATGTCTCTGCCACCGTTTTGACCGCTGCTTCCGGCACGATCACGAACCTTCTCTGCACCTCCCTGACGGTTGGCAGCACCAAGATTGGTGTGGTGGTCAACGCGGCTTCGGGCGCAGTGTCGGCCCAGCAGGGTTACATTCAGGTTCTGGTCGGAGCGACCACCGCGTATATCGCCCTGTACAAGAGCGTCACCGTTTAATTTTAAAGCGGAGGATTCTCTATGGCACAGTACGATGTCTGGGCGGTTAACCCGACCAGCGACGATGACTATTTCCGCTCTTCTGCGACCATTGCTGCGTCTGGGAACATCGCCCTTCTGGCGAATGATGTAGGTCAGTACGGAACTGGCTACAAGGTTTCCATCACCTCCAATGGCGCGGATGCCAACAAGACCTTCACCGTCACCGGTGTCAAGGTTGGTGCTACGGGTTACGACGGCATCGTGACGGAGACCGTTACAGGCCCGAGCGCGACCGTGGTCTATTCGACCAACTACTACACCCGTGTCAACAGCATCAGCATCAGCGCGGCTTCGACCGGTGGCATCAAGATCGGTTACGGCGGTGACCTTGCGTTCCCCCGCACCCGTATCAAGCAGGTGATCTATGTGGCTTCGTCGGTCGAGGGTAGCATTACCTTCACCGCCAAGCCCAACAACACCACGCTGCTGAAGTTGTTCACCCCAGCCGACAGCACTGCAAACGATGCCATGGTTCCTCCTGAGGGTCTTTTGACCACGAAGAGCGGAAACAATGACTTCGCGGTGTTGACGCTGGATCAAGTGTCTAAGGTCACAGTTCTCTGCGGGTGAGTCATGGCTACAGGAGACTCACGACTGAAACAGGCCGGTGTCTCTGGGTTCAACAAGCCTAAGAGAACCCCAAGTCATCCGACCAAGTCGCATGTCGTGGTCGCCAAGTCTGGCGATCAGATCAAGACCATCCGCTTTGGTCAGCAAGGCGTATCAGGCTCTCCTAGGAAATCAGGAGAGTCTGAGTCTTATCGCAAGCGCCGTGAGTCGTTCAAGTCTCGTCATGCATCCAACATCGCCAAGGGCAAGATGTCTGCGGCGTATTGGGCTGATAAGGTGAAGTGGTAATGGCTAAGGCAAAGAGCAAAGTCAACGCGGCTGGGAACTACACCAAGCCTGAGATGCGTAAGCGACTGTTCAACCAGATCAAGGGTTCCGCAGTCCAAGGCACAGCATCAGGTCAGTGGTCCGCTCGTAAGGCGCAGTTGCTTGCCAAGAAGTACAAGGAAGCCGGAGGCGGCTACAAGAACTGATGGCTATGCGGGTCAAAAAGGATGCGATTGGACAGGCCATCAAACAGTCCTACAAGAATGGCAAGGGAAAGTCTTGCCCTGTGGCGACGATGGATGTCCATGTCAACCTGAAGAATCGCAACCACGCCATCAAGGAATACGGCTACGGCCCACTGAATCCTGATGAGCCTTCAGATAAGTTCTGGAAGGCCAAGGCGAAGATGTGGGCGGTGGATGTCGATGAGGCTCAGAAGTCCCGTTGTGGGAACTGCGCGGCATTCATCCAGACCAAGCAGATGCTGGATTGCATCTCCAAGGGAATGGAAGCCGGTGACAAGCCTCATAAGGATTACTCGATGGATGTCATCGAGGCAAGCAATTTGGGGTACTGCGAACTCTTCCATTTCAAGTGTGCCGGTGCGCGTACTTGCGATGCTTGGATCGTAGGTGGGCCGATCAGATGAAAGCGACACAGCGTTCATTGAAGGCTTGGACTGAGCAGAAATGGAGGACGAAGAGTGGAAAACCGAGTAGTGAAACTGGTGAAAGATATCTACCAGAGGCTGCGATCAAGGCTCTCTCGCCTTCGGAATATGCCCGTACCACCGCCGCCAAGCGTAAGGGTAAAGCCCAAGGCAAGCAGTTCGTCGCGCAACCGAAAGCCGTTGCAGAAAAAGTAAGGCCGTTCCGGCAGCGAGGTAAATGAGATGGCAATGTCACGCGCCAATATGGCCCAGCAGGTTTCCAAACCGGGCGGTCTTGGCAAGGTCAAGAAGGTGATGCGGGAGTTCAAAGAGGGAACACTGCATTCTGGCAAGAAGGGTCCGGTTGTCCGGAACCCGAAACAGGCTGTGGCTATCGCCCTTTCTGAGGCTGGCATGAGCAAGCCTGAGAGAAAGGCAATGGGCGGAAGCATTGATGGCTGCGCTATGCGCGGGAGGACACGAGCATGAAAGGCAAAGGACCGATGATGATTGTTGCAATCGGCGCGGGTAAGAAGCGCGATGACGATGACATGGAATACATGATGGAAGAAGAGGACATGAAGAAAGGTGGAATGATGGGTTACGCCGCAGGCGGTAGCCTGAAGATGGTCGATAAGAATGGTTCCAAGGTTCCGTTCTTCGCGGCTGATGGCAAGGGCAAGATGATGGGTGGCGGCATGACTTACGCCAAGGGCGGCATGACCCGTGATAGCCGTGATGGATGCGCTATCAAAGGCAAGACCAAGGGTCGCGTTGTATGAAATACGCGTCTAAATATAAGTCTGGTCGTCGTATGCAACGATTTTCTGATGGTGGTCGTCTTGGGTACGAGGAAGACCCACAACCCGGAATGCAGACCGACAGACAAGACTTTCAACCCGGCTTGAAGGTTGATACAAAAGACAAGCCAAAGGATCAAAGCAGATCGAAATCCAAGGTTGTGTCTAAGGAAAAGGATAAGGTCAACCTGATGGATGATCTCGCACCGCGAGAAAACCTTCCATCCCCGGATGACAATGTGACGGAAGGCGGTCCTACGCAGCGAAACAGTCCTCGTCGCCCTCTCGATAGAAAGCGTAGTTCGCTTCCTAGCGACCGTGCTACAGGATTTCGTGATCAGGTGAAAGAATCTGATGCGATGTCTCCTGAAGATCGTGAAGCATTGAAGGGTGTTGCGCTTGGTTTGGCTGTTCCTCCTGCGGCTCGTGCTTTGGGAATGGTTGGGCGCGGCCTTCAAGTTGCCAAACGCCGATACGATATTGGCAGGCGAGTCGATGCCATGACAGAAAACCAGCAGAAAACCGCCATGATGAGAGCCGCACGGGAGGCTCGTGAAGTTGACGGTATGCGCTCTGGTGGACGGGTCTCAGGAAGTTCCATGGGCGGATCTGTCCGTGGCGGCGGCTGTGAGATTCGCGGCAAGACCAAGGGTCGGATGGTCTGATGGCTACCAGCGGTACTTCAACTTTCAACCCTGAGTTTCGGGAACTCGTAGAAGAGGCTTTCGAACGGGCGGGTTTGGAGTTGCGTACCGGTTACGACCTTCAGACTGCCCGTCGCTCCATGAACTTCATGGCGCTTGAATGGGCAAACCGGGGCATCAACCTTTGGACGGTGGAACAAGGTTCGCAGGTACTGACACCCGGAACCTTCACCTACACCATGCCTGCCGACACCATTGATCTCATCGAGCATCAATTGCGTACAGATGCAGGCAGCACCTCTGGTCAGACGGACTACACCCTGTCCCGTATCTCAGTATCGGACTATGCCCAGTTGAGCAACAAACTCACTCAGGGCATGCCGCTACAGATCTATGTGGACCGTCAGAGAGCCGCACCGGTGGTGTATCTGTGGCCTGTTCCAGATAACACCCAGACCTACACCCTCGTGTACTGGAAGATGCGCCGGATTCAGGATGTCGGAACCGGTGGTGCCAATACCATCGACATCCCTGCGCGATTCCTTCCCTGCCTTGTGGCTGGGCTTGCCTACTATGTCGCCATGAAGAGAC